CCCATTGCAATAAAGGGAGATAGCTGAGTAAGGGGATAGCAAAATTATAGAATTTTGACCGTCGATTGTTTGCGTTCCGCTAGCAGAAATGGTAATATTATTGGTATTGGCGTTTCCTGTCTCGTCTTTAATAACATATGTTTGACCTGTAGCGAGGGTTGCTGCATTGGGCAAATGTACTGTAATGGCCGAACTGCTGGAATCTACTCCTAGATAATAATCCGCCTGCGAAGCCGTCATATGGGTCGAAACGGCGGTACGGTTTAATGACATCCCTCCGCCCAGAACCATTCCTATTCCATAGAAGGCTGACGCAGAGATATTAACGCTTGACGAAAGCGTACCCGAAACTACAAGTTGATGGGCTGGCGCTGTAGTACCACCAATGTTAAGACTACTTGTTACCGATGCATTAGAACCATCGATAACAGTAAAGATGCCAGGACCACCGATGCCATCTAAATTTGAACCATCGCCATAGAAGGCTGACGCGGAGACATTAACGCTAGCGGTGAGAGTGCCTGCCAGCGTAAGAGTGGTACCATCAAAGGTTAAGTTTGGTTCTCCGACCAAACTATTAGCGGTACCGCCTACTGTAAGTAAGTTGTCGGTTGTCGGATTAGAAGTAATCCGAGGGATATTTAATAGGCTTTGCCCATCCCCAATAAAGATGCTACCGGAGATTTGCCCTTCGGAAAGCAATTCGCCGGGGAGATATACGGTTCCCGATAATACATTGAACGCCATTTATTAGGAACTCCCCTCATTAGAATACAAACCAATTTGCACCATTAGAATATAAACTGATAGCTGGATAGCTACCAGATAATTGATAAGTTGCGGCGCCGTCGATAGTCTCGCTACCCGAAGCGCGCACGGTGATGGTGCCGGCGCGGCCGCTAACCTCATCTTTAATGACATAGACGGATCCAGACAAAGCATCACCTGCCGCACTGTGGAGGCGGAAATTTACATCTCCAGCAACTGCAACACCATAAAGATAGGTTGCTACTGAACTGGTGCTATTGTTAGCACCAATGCGCTTATAGCCGCCACGAAAACCATCAACGCGCACTACTTGGGTAGAAATATTTACTTCAAGTGAGGCGGAGGTAGAGGCTGACTGTGCCACATAAAAACTACCTGTTCTAACATGTACATCATCATTAGTATTACCGAAATATGTCGAGCCGCTTGCATCGATCTCGGTTACATTTTCAATATGATAATGACTAGCACTGATAGTCCCGCTTACTACGAGAGTGCCCGTGAGGTGCACCTTGTTAGACGCGGATAGAAACGTGAAATTATTAGATCCAGAAGTTAATCTTGATCCTGCGGCGCCGGAAATAAATTGGATCGATCCTATTGATCCGGTTCCGCCACCGGCGGCGGAGCCTGAATCTGCGCAATTTATATATGCCCATCCAAATGTTGCCATCTAGTCTCTTATGCCTCGCTTATTACATATTGTAGCCACACATTAGCTTTACCAGCGGTAAGGTCGGCAGTACCGATTGTCAAAGTAATAGCCTTGCCGCTCGCATCATCAACCTTAACTGCGGTTGCGCCAGTACCAGCGGGAATGATGCTCTGAACGCCGGCCGAGTCATAGCCTAAGCTAGAAAGGGTGTTAGCGGCTACCATGTCAGCCGTGCCCTGGACTCCAATTGAGACTGTGGCGGATCCAGCGGAGGTAAATCCAGTAAGAACATCTATAAAGCCTCCTGTGATGATAGCATTATCAGGAATGGTGACCCCTAAGTCAATAGTGGATATAGCGCCTGCGCCTGGATCTGCACCAAAATCATATTCAGCTTTTGCCCATCTTGTCAGAGAGGCCCAAGCTCCATCTGCTGGCTCGGTGACGACCGATGCATCTAAAAGGTTAAGCTCGGCAGACGTTACTGTTGCACCATCCAAAATCTCGATTTCGGTTTGAGTTAACAGCGCTAAAGCGCCGGGGGCACCACTTTGCATTCCGGATAAAGTATCTAAATCTGCATCCCATGCTTGAACGTTGGTTCCAATCACGAGACCTAGGTTTGTACGAGCATCGCCTTCAGTGGAGGCGCCTGTGCCGCCATGGGCCACAGCCACATCTGTTGCTTGCCAGTCGCCTGTAGCAACTGTTCCCAGCGTGGTAACGTTCGTTGTGCCAACCCAAGTTGAGAGGGCAGTGTCTTCTACGTTGCCTAAGCTTAGATCTGTTTTTACTTCACTATAACTTCTGCCTTCAATACCTGTTGCAGTAAATTTAGCATAGTCATCATCTGCTGCAGTCGTGGTTTGATCGACTTGTAAAGCATTAGTATCTGCAATACCAAATGTTAATGTTGCCTGCTTTGCATCAAGTTGTGTCTGAATAGCGGACGTGACCCCATCAACATAATTAAGCTGGGCTGCGGTGGCAGTAACCACCGTCCCTCCCAGCGCAAGACCATTAGTCCCATCGTGAGACGCGATATCAAAATCATAAGCCCCATCTTTAATTGTAATTTGAGTAGCAGCCAGAGTAATGAAATCGCTAACCGATGCATTGCCAACTGTTCCGTCATCAGGGACATCGACTGCAGTCGCGCTCACTGCTGCGGGAGTAGTAGAACCGAGTGCGGCGGGGGCTGCCCAATCAACGCCATCAAGAAGATCGGCATTGAGGTTGGTAACCACTGTAGTGGAAGAAACCGTCAGTGGAGCAGTGCCCGTGGTGACATCCGATGTAAGAGTCTGTCCTTTCACATCATAAGCGCCAAAGTCTAAATTAGCGTCATTGTTGGATGCTGCGCTAGCGAGAATAGCTACATCCTGCGTAGTAGAAGTTGTGAGAGTACCGGCTGATACATTTAGAGTTTTGCCTGCACCGACTGTCACATCTGAAGTTGCGATGGTGCAACCATCAATGTTGCCTCCATCAATATTAACAGTGTCAGCCGCAAAGCTCACTCCGCTCTTAACTGTTACAGTATTATTAAGCTGTAGCGTTCCATCGATATCAGCGTTGCCGGAGCCGCTGAGAGTGGTTGCCTTCACGCTAGATGGGGTGGTCGCCCCTACGGTCACATCGTCAATTGCACCACCGTTAGCATCTAAAGTAGCAACAGTTAAAGTTGCTCCATCAAATGTAAGATTAGCACTCTCGGCTAATTTATTTGCAGAACTTTCATATAAGATTCGATTACCAGCGCCACTAGCCACAGTGTTACCGACAGTAATCGTAAGACTGCCTCCGCCTACATTAGTAAGATTGGAACCATCGCCTGTAAACGAGCCGGCTGAAACACCGGACGAAGCTGATATATTACCAGCAACTGTGAAGTCTCCACTTACATCATTTCTTCCCGGGGTAAACCCGTCACCAGAACCAAAGCCCATTTTATCCTTCTCCTATTCGGTTAAACCAGAACCGGTTAAATTATACATGCTCTGTGTGGGGATCCCGGTGAGTTCTGCCACTACGCGAAAACTACCGGTACCAGAGGTCCCATCGGCTCTCGATATATAAACCTCTTTGCACTTTGCATTGAATGTATACGAATCTTCGTCACTATCCAATTCAACATAGTGGACACCAGCCACTATACGCCCTACTCCGCTCCCGGTAGAATTGAAATGTACTCGCAGTGTCTGAGTTGAATGATTGACCACAGTAACGGTTTTAGTTACATAGGGGAATTCATATTTCATTTGTTGCCCGGGTCCGATAGCTGTTGAACCGGATATATATGGATGACCCGCTACTTGGTATGAGCCAACATTTCGTAATCCTGGTGATGGCCAATTCGGATTTGTCGCCATTATAAATCTCCTAAAATTTTAATATTCATTATAAATAGTCTCTAAATTTTTCTATTGCGCCTTTCTTGCGCTCTCTTACGTTTTTGTTCTTCTCTGACACGGCGTCTGGCGGCGCGCGCGCGTTTTTCTCTTTTGGCAACCGAAGGCTTTTTATAATAACGCTTTTCTTTTACTGTCTCCAGGACACCCTCTTTTTTGACCTTCTTTGTAAATTTCCGAATCATTCGATCAGCCATTCCTCGACACTCTTTTGCTGTAACTTTAACGTGTGCACCTTTTGCCATTTCTGCTCCTACTTTAATGCTTGCCATATGGCTGACGACTTTCCAACAAGCGAACTAATATCTACTCCCGCGTCTTGGGGGTTGCCGAGATCCGCTTGTCCTTGCGAGGGTTTCGCCTGATTAAGAGGCTGTGTGCCTTCAAAAAGATTAACTCCATTATAAGCATCCTGTCCAATAGAATTCATTAAGTTCTCTTTGTATTCTTTCATTTGACGATTGGACTGTTTCATCTGTTGTGCTTCGGGTCGTGGCTGGTGGGTCTCTACAATCGTGTTGCCTTGGAGTCCCTTGGCCACTTCTGCTACCACATTAGACAAAAGACCTTCTTCGAGAAGGACTTCGTGAATACACTCTTTTACAAGAGGTTTAATAACTTTCTTCAAATCTGCTTTGTTCATGCTCTATCCTTTGATAATTCCTGCGAGTTTCTGCCAGTTTTCTAATAAGGCTTGATCTTTTGTGTCCAGACTCTCCCCTACCGCCGGCTGCGCTGTGGTGGACCATTGAGCAGAAGGCACGTTAGCCATGCTCATTTCCTCTTCGTCTCCGGATTGTCCTTGGGCGGCCGGTTGCTTGGGGGTGCACTTATCAACGGGGTTAGTTAGTTTGCTTATCGGCGCAGCGAACTCTTGGCCACGTTTGGGGTTGCAATCCGGATCTAGCGGGATTACCTGCGCATGCTGCGGGTGTTTCTGCAGCGGGTCTATGACCGTTACTACTGTCGGGTTGCCCTTCCCTGAAACATATTCATAGCTGTCGCCCTTTTTAACGGCTGTTCCGGGAGGGGGTGCCTCTGCACCACCTTCTTCCTCGCCAGGAACCTCTTCTCCTGGCTGCGCGCCGGGCTGCTCTGCGGGCTCTTCTGCGGGCTGCTCAGCCGCCTGTTGCTGCTGTTGTGCGGGCTGCTCTTCGGGTTGTGTTTGAATATAGGCAGAGGCAAATTCTCTTACGTCACCAAAGCCAGCATTTTGAAAAATCGTTAAAACAGTTTTTTGGTACTCATCTGATTTAAGACCGGTTGCCACAAGCTTATAAAGATTAGGATATTTCTCCAGATCTTCCAGCTTCCCGATCTTAGGCTTGCGCTCGTGTTCCATTGCTCCGCGCTCTACTGCCTGCCGGCGCCGGAATGGATTCCGGATCTCTGACAAGTCAAGCTCTTTACCCTGATCCACAACTTTAATATTCTGGGCTCGTAAGAACTGTTGATATTCGCGCATAATGGCAGCATCATCCAGTCTTCCCTGAAACAAATCCTGATTCAAATCTTGAAATCCTTTGACCGGCTCCATAAATTGGGATTGGTCAATGGGTTGCTCCGGCAATTCTTCTTTCTTTTCGCCTTGGGCGTCGGGGCACGGACACTCCTCGGTGCCGCCATCGGGCAGGCATTTCTGCTTGTCTTTAAAGCGAGCCTTTACCATTCGGCTGCTCATCTCCTCGTTCAAATACTCGCGCCATGCATCAGTGTGTTGCTGGTTTTCCTTAAAGCTGCTCCATTGTTTACTCATTGTCTAATACCTCGTTAAGCAATCGATTAATACGATCTGCTTTGGTGAACACGTTAGGGGTGCTCAAATCCTTTGCTTCTTTCATCATATATGCGCCGGGGGTTGAAGGCTCCGACACAAAATCAAAACAAATAAGCTGGAAATCATCTTCCACGATAGTTTGCCCTTGAGCTTCGCTGACGGATCCCATTCCGCGTGAAGAGATGCCAAGCTGGGCACCACTATTAACTAGTCCTCTGAGAATGTTGCCGGAGGGAGTGTCGAGAACTTTTACTTTCCCCATCACATTTTTATTGTCCATCCACACATCGGTAACCATGTGAGAAGCATTCTTCAGATTAATAACTGAATCATCAGGGTGATCTAATTCTCCCAGGGCGCGCCGTTCTTTTACGAGCTTCTTATAATTTTGGACCTCGCGCGTTAAAACCTTAAAGGGATAGATGCGTCCGTTTCCATTTTGTACGTCAGCTTCCTGGAGCTTACCAGACAGCATCATACCGCCATTAGAAACGAATCGCTTCTCTTCTTCGGTTAACAAATCTTGACATACGCCGCCTTCGCACAGGGCATAATATTCTCGTAATAAAACTTTAGCCATAGTTAAGAACCTTTGCAGCAGTTTCTTACTGGCTGCAGCATCCATTTTCGTGTCCATATTGAAATATTCATAAATCCCATTCCCCCTTTTTCTTCGCGAGGTTTAATCCTTCATCTCCAAACAGCATATTAAGAACATACGATGTTCCTGATGAAACGAAACCTAAAATAAAATAATTTACAGGAGTTACATCAAAATTAAATAGTTCTGTATAGGGAGAAAGTAGCATTAAAATCCATCCTACATGAAAACCCATACACATGGGGCACGAAAACATTTGACCAAGCCACCCCTTAGTTGGTCTTAACCCATCTAAAACTTTTCCGTATACTAGAATTTGGGTGAACCCGTAGGCTGCTAATATGAATGTTAATAGTTCTGTCATTATTCTGTTCTCTACGTTGGTGCTGGTGTAGGCTGGGTGATGTCTCCGAGCGGATTCTCCGGCCCGAGCCCTCCCCTACTTTTAAAAAATTTCAACACGGGCGCCAATGAAGCCACAACAAACTCTACGCCCTTGGCAATTGCCTTTAGCCAACCCCAAAACTTTGTAACGCCTCCTGTAACCATGGCGGCACCCTCATCAGAAAGCTTCTTGAGCGCGCCGCCAAAAAGCTCTTGGGCTTTATCTTTTAAAAACTTTTTGGCAACATTCAAAAAGCAGCCTTTCGCGACATCGCGGACAGAGCCAGCGGTTTCGGGTACTGCCCCTGCTGGACCTTCTTCGTCCTCTCCGCCACATCTAAAGAATTCTTGAGCGAAGTCGGCGACCTTGCTCCAAGCAAATTGTAGACCAACACTTAGTGCTACAAGACCAAGAGCTTTCATCCAAGGCTTCGTAATACTGTTCACCCACTCAAGTGCTTTTTCTATGGCGTTTTTGATTGATGTAGCCCATTGTGCCAGTTTTTGCATGACGGCGTTTTGAATGCCGCTTGCCTTCGCAATAAGGAAATCAATGAATTTCATTATCTTTTCTTTGATTCCCAGCCCACGCCGGTTCATGGCTTTCGTAAATGCTGGAAGCTTGTTGGAATCGGTAGTAGCCCTATAAAGCATCTGCATTGTTTCGGGATAAGTCGCGATTTTTTCTTTGGTGCCCTGCCACCAGTTTCCAATTGGACCCTCAAGGAGAACATCTTCGCCACCCCACCACTGTTCAATTAATTGCTGTTCTTTTAAAATCTCTTCAATTAATTCGGGAGAATAAGACTGAAGCGTATTTCCATCTTCTGATAGAGGGATTTGTACCCCCAATACCCCTGTAATATAATCCGACCGCGACAAGAGTTTTTCTCTAGATTCATACTGTCGCCAGTTCTCCATTATCAATTTCATTTCAGACATAAGAATTTCCTAAATAGTATATAAATAACTCAACGAGTAGGGATCTCTAATATAGCCCGGACGGATCGATCCTTGCTCATCGCGTTGTGGGACTTCTCCCAATTCGGTGGAGTCGGCCTTATCCGGATGGACAAGTTCGTCATCAGTCATAGAGATAATAGCCTCTGTGGACTCAAAGTACGGGCGCTCTTCATCGATAAAGTTAGAAATATTAATAAGAGCTAGTTTGGGAGTGCTTAAATCAGGGGAGGAGGCTTCTTCCATCAAAGCTTCAAAAGAGCCAAAAAAGGAGCCGGCTTGAATAGAGTCACCAATCACGAGTCCCTTTTTGCGCAAGTGGGCAAAAAGCCTGTTCTGTGCTCCGTAAACTAAATCGTTCATTGTTTCTTTGGGGAACGCGGTGATCTTGTTATTCTTTGTTGACAATACAATATCAATGTCGCCATGATCAAAAATCATAAGATCTCCGTTCATGCTTTTGCGGATGTCCATCTCCAGACGGACTACCGCATCGTCAGCGGCCGCGCCGATTCTAACTACGACTGCCATCAGTATAGATCTCCTTTACTAAGCTTTGAGTTTTCATTACAGTGAGCAACAGTTCGTCATCTATTGAGCGCTTTGAGAATTCCTTTAGACGCGCAATGATCTCTTCTGTTTTGGCCAACATATCCGGATCATTTTTAATTTCTGGGCTAGCCTTAGCCTCGGTTAGGCATGCCTTGAGGCGGACGATTTCTTCATTCAGGAATACTTTAAGCTCTAAGGCATTGTCTGTAAAAGAAGAGATATAATAAATGAGGAGTTCTTTCTGTTCCTCTAAGAGGTTCGTGTCATACTTATGATTAAACTTTTCGGTAAATGTTCTCACCACCACACTATCAATCTCTTCGCTGCGAGATGTTTCTATTGGGGCGTTGGTCATGTTTTTAATAATCTCGCCTTCTAATATAACTTGATCCTTGGGGGATGTTTTATCCGAGAAGATTCGTGCGATAGACGCAAGAGATTTATAGTTCGGAACAAAGTTATTAAATACAGAAGGCTCCAGTTCCTTGTTAACATCATGAATCAAAACGCTCTGCTCTTTAAACAAACCTTCGGAATCAATTAGCCGACTGGCCAATTTTGCTTCTCTAAGGATTTTCTCCGAAGTCTCTTTGTCCAAGTTCTGGTTTTCATACAGGGACCGGTGGCATTCTAAATCTCGTCGAAGCAATGAGTCTTCTTTAAAGTGCCTCTTAATAAGCTTCACGGCCGTCTTCTGTCTTTTAAGATCTTTTTTCAAAATTGCAACAGTGGCTTCTCTAATCAAAGCTTCATATACAAAAGCGCTGTTTCTCTTTTTATTGTGTCTACTCTTCATCCTGTGGCTCCGTTGTGGGGGTTGTATTACTTTCAAGTCCCATAATAAGATCTCGAATGGATTCATTTATCTGAAACAATTGTGTTTCTTCTTTCTGCTCTCCTGTTTTATAAGTAGGCTCTTCCCTTTCATAAATACCTGTTGCGGCACCACCCATTTTTGCTAAGGATTGTAAGTCGCCCATTCCGGGGACTATATTGCGTAATGTACTGCTGCCTTTTTCGCGGCTATACTTAGCTGCATTTGAGCGCATTCTGGCGCCGGCCACACGGCGATCTCCACCGGGGTTTTTCCGAGAACCCTTGGGGTGATATACTTTTCCCTTAGCACCGGGGGTGAGTCGGGGTTCATTACGGGAACCGGGCGGTACTGCCAAAAGGGTTTCTTCCTCTCCTCCTGCTTCTGCACCACCTAACTCTTCTCCGCCGGCGTCACCAGCGGGCATCTCTTCTCCTCCAAGATCACCGCCTAGATCACCACCAAGGTCGCCGCCTAGATCGCCACCAAGGTCGGCGCCCATTCCACCGCCTCCTGCGCCGGCTGCTGCAGCAGCTTCCGCAACTTGTTGAAGGGCTGCGTCATGTTTGCGGTCATAATACATTTCTCGCTGGTTGCGCGCAAATTCTTCATGAGACATCCCAAAGATGTTCTCGGTAACCCATCGTCGAGAGAAGAAGCCTTCTGTGGCTGCGCCGGCAATATCAAACTTACTCTTCCAGAATTCAATCTCTTGAAGTTCCGCAATCCGAGAAGGATTATTGAGCGTTAAGGTAAAGCTTAATAGATCGTCGCCTCTGAAGCCTAGGGTGTAGAGGTGAATAATTCCAATCTTTGTGAGTTCCGCAATGATGACTCGCTGCAATCTCTGAATGGTTCGGGCAAATCGGATATCCTTTTGTGCCAGGGTGCTCTTGTCTTCTTCTGCTCCCTCTCCCATTGTCAGATAAGACTGCGGGATTTTAAGAGCCGAGAAAAGCTTATCACGTAAATACTTGATATCATCAATCGCTGTAATATTTGATGCGCCGGCCAATGAAACGATATCGGTCGCAGACCCAGCCCGAATAGGAATAAAGTAATCTTCTTCAATGGACATGGGATTATAGCGCAAGTCAACGCGGCCGGTTGCAGGATCAATAACCTGATGGCGCTTAAGGTTTGTCACCACCTTTTCCATATATTGTTCCACTTCGTTTGGAGGCACGGCGCCTACATCAATCTTAAACACGCGGCGTTCAGATGAGCGGATAACTCGGTATGCCATCATGGCATCTTCCATCAACGTTAGCTGGCGCCAGATGCGACGAGAGGCTTCCAAAATTGAAGTACCATACGGAGCATACTTATCATTTCCTAAGACCCGGAAATGAGCAATCTGCCAGTTCTCGAAAGTCATACCAGCAGAGTTCCACTGGTATTGAATGTAGTTGGGGTTAGTGGAGTCCTGTCCTTCTAGGCGCTCAACTTCCTGTGACGGGAGAGCAATGACGGATTGGACTCCGTATTTATCATCAATGTCCAAGTAAAGAAAAAAGTCTCCATACTTGCACATGGTGCGGGCCCAACCAAAAAGGTTATACTTGAGATTCAAAATACTATCAAAGAGAACATTAAGGACTGCCGCGATTTCTTCGTTCGGGCACTTAACATTTAACATCGGACGCAACTCCGAATAGGTCGTCATTTCATCTGCATAGATATCTAACGTGGATGCAATCTCCGGCATGTATTCCATTTGATCAAAATCTACATAACGCTCTGAGCGTCGTTGATTAGAGATAGCGTTGACAGCAATATTATCAAGAGGGCTATAAAGAGTTTTCTTAAACTGTTGTCCCGAGGCGGACTTAAAGCGTGAAGAAAATCGATCCAGATGTTGACGTCGGATGCGTCGACCGGACTGCGAGCGATAACTAACAATAGGACCCGAAAAGAGCCTTGTTAATGCTTTAAATAATCCTGACTGACTATTCGCGGGGTTGTTTTTGGGAGGGGTACGTGCCATTTAGTTTCTCACTTAATAATCCATTTGTATTGTTCGTAAAGTTGTTGTGCGTCTGTCATCTTAGCATCCAACGCGTTGTCTTTTTCATAGCCATGCTGGCCAGACACTCGGGTATTCATCGTTGTCCTACTTGTAATAATTGCATCGACAAATGCTCGTTGATAATTTAAATCGCGGGCGCTGGCTTGGATAGCAGTATCGCGCACCCAACATGCAATAGCTAAGGCCATGATTAAATCATCATTATATCCTTTCATTGCTTGGGGCTTACCGTTTTTCCAAATAAAAGTTTTCATTTCATTAACTGTCCGAGATGAGTACACTTTAATTAGTTTATTTCTTATAAACTCTTCCAATTTTGCAACTATTAGTGGTCGTGTCTTCATTGTGGTTGAAAACCCGGGGACCGCTGACGTATGAGCTTCTGCTTGGTATTGTTCGATATATTCATGTGTAGACTTTACTGAATAATATAAGTTAGGATAACCGTATTCTATGAGTTTGTCAAGTACTGTATAGCCAATATTATTATTTTCTACTACTAACATGGCATTTCCAAACTCTCGACCAACTTGATTTAACATATTAGCAAATAAATCTGGCGTGATCTTTCCTTGATATTCTCCAATGATTTCAAGTGTTTCTAGTTTTAGTATATGAAAGGCAGAAAAATCGGCGCCATCTCCACGAGACACATCGACTACCAATAAATAATTACAGGTAGGATCAAACTCTTCCCAAATCCAAAAGTTACGATCAAAGCCAGTGCGATGCTTTGGTTCTTTAATAGTAGAGAATAACCACTCCATACAATCTGGATCTATAACTGTCTCCCCCGAAGTATTGAAATTGCACTCAAGTTCCTGCGCAATTTGGCGCCGGGACATATTTTTAGTTTCTTTCTGATACCATACTTCGTCTCGATCAGGGTGCACCTGCCAGGGGAGTGTAGTAAGATTAAAGTTGTTGGAGGCAGCCTCAGCATCTACACAGGTTTTATGAAACCAGTTTCCTACCCCGTTGGGGGTTGACAAGGCAATACACCGTCCACCTGTGGATAGTGTAGGATACAGACCAGTCCATAGTTCTTCTAGTCCTTCGATGTGAGCGGCCTCATCTAATACCAAAAGCGACAAGGCTTCCGAACGACCGGCATCGCCAGAAGTGGAAGCTGCTTTAATGGACGAACCGTTAGACAGTTCAAAAGAAGTGCGGTTGTCTACGCTAATGGTGGCAATCTTTAGCCATGCCGGTACGTTGCGCATGATGCCTTTAACTTTCTTTACAAGGTTACCCGCTGTGGCAAACTTAGTGGCCATTACAAGAATGGCTTTGTCTCGATGAAAAAGCATCATCCAGACAACATAGCCGGCAGTAACAGTAGAAATACCCAACTGCCGAGCTTTTAAAATCACATTAAAGCGATAATCGTTAAAGCTATTGAGTAGCTCATCTTGAAAATCGTATGTATCAAACAGAATTAGACCATGCATCGGATGAGAGATGCGCGCATAGGTCTTCAGAAAGTAAGAAGGGTCTTTACCGCACTTTAAGATCTCGCCGACTTGCTGTTTTTTGTCTAGTTGAAAGCTCATTCATCATCTTCAAGTTCTACTTCGACTTCCTCTTCATCGTGTTCCTCATCGCCGGGTCCAGAAACATCTGCCTTCAAGTCCACCCCCGCAGCGCTGGCTAAGTCATGGATAGCCTTCATGGCTAGCATGGCATGACCTTCAACATCGTCAGAGGCAGGCTCTTCGGCGCCGTGTTCATAATCGTGCTCTCCTGGGTGGGTGTGTGATTCGTCACCCTTGTGTCCGGTATAGTCTTCCTCTCCAGGGCGAGTTCGGGACTTTTCGTCCTTACCCATTCCCCAGTCTTTATCATGGCCTTCAGTAGTTGCGTGAGCAACCTCCTCCATAATAATCTCTTTGAGACGTGCAATAGAAATTTTCATGATTCTTTCTTCCTTGTATCATTCTTCGGGCGCTTTCCCCAGCCCCCTTGATTTAAAAACTTTTCCCAACTGCGCTCGGCTGGAACCTCAGAACCGGTTTCTAGGTTCATTTCCTCACTCAGTCCACCAATTTTATAGTGCTTTTTGGCGACCACCCAGCTACGGACACGCGAAGAGTTTTCGACTCGAATATCGATTTCTCCTTCTGCTGTCAACGTAACAGAGTTTCCTGTAATCTTCTTGTATTCTTTCTTGATCCATCCCGCAATATCCTCAAGGCGCTGGTCGGTATCTCCTTCAAAACCAGAAGCATAAACTTCCTTTAATTGAATCTCGGATTGATAAGCCAGACACATCATGTCGCCATAAAACTTCACATTAAAGCCGTCCATGACTCGTTGATCAATAAGGGCATCGCCCTCTTCCCTACGAAGGATTCCAGGCTTGTCGGGTTCATAATCCTCTCCCAGCGCGCCGTCATATGAGTTTGCGGCTGCTTGTGCTAGTCCTTGTATGATTTCATAAATTGTTGCCATTATCCCTGTTCTCCTTGCATCATCTGTGCAACCAAACTATTAATAGAGGCGCCCTTGGGTCCAAAAACCTCCTCTAGGCCGGCCTTTCTGACTGCTGCAGGAACTTGAGGGCTCAATAAAACTTGTTTAAGCATGTCTACGTACTCACCAACATCCATCCGAGCGCCAGTTGTAGCTGCCGTGGCTACCTTCTTGGCCCGGGCAGTCTGTTGCGGCTGAGCTTCTTGTCCTGTCTCCGGAGCCAGTTCTTCTAAAATTATCTTTTTTAAATCACTTTTGGTTATTTTCATTATTTGGTCTCCAACCTTTTTCCCATCTTTCCTCTCTGCCTTCCACATATTGAATGTAACAGTTGTAGCAACATTCATATTTTAGAAAGCAAACGTCGTCTGCTGTTTTTTTCATGGAAGAAGAACACACCATACAACGTTGTAAAGAATCTCTATTAAATAGTTTCTTTGATACCTTTATACCATTTACATCTATTTTCTCTTCCCACTTCTTGTGTTCGCTGTTTTTCTTATAAAGCTCTCGCATTTGATCGAGGTATTCTTTTTCTTTGTCCTCGTCCCAATTTGCACGAGGATTTTGAATAGCCTCGTCTCCATATTTCTTGGCAATCGCTTGTTCAATTGCTGCAATTTTATTGAGATCTTTATTCTTCATTGAACAATCTATAGGATCCATATGTTGCGGCGACACCAACTGCGACACCTCCAACGGCCCACATCCAATTATTGCGGGGAGATTGCTTTAATAAGGATCTTTGAAGATGATCAATCTCTTCATCTTTCTGGAAAATGAGAAGACTCATTTCTTCGTGCAATGCATTATATTGAATCTCCCAATTGCGAAGCTCTAACTCATAGCTTGCAGCTTCAACTGAAAGCTCATATTCAATTCGTGCTTGGCATGCGAGGTTGGCCGTTGATTGGCGCGCCAAGATTTCAGACAATGCCGGAACATCGAATAGCACACCTTCAAAGGGTGCGCACTGTTGGTGTCCGAGAAAGGTGAACTGACCTGCGTCGGCTGCTTGAGCAGGGCTGCCCAACGTTAATAATAGACTAAGGAACATAATCAAATCCGTACATAAACATTATTGTCTCAGATAGTTCCTCTGGGTCTTCAGAGAATTGTCTTCCGAATTCTTCTCTGCGACTCTCGATCACTTCTAGTAACTCATCCTGGCTCTCTTGATAATCCCGCTCTACTTGATCTAAGGTATCCTTATAGACCTGGAGTGAGTTCTCCATGTCTGCCATCTGCTTCTTGTGGATCTCTTGCAAGCCTGCTAGTTGCGCCTGCAATGATTGTTCTGAAGCCTCGTATGCAGCCTGCATCTGTTTGTAGTCGAAACGCATTTTGCCCACCACTACAAGCGAAAGAAGGGCGATTAAAACACCCTTCCAGTTCTTCACTAAAAATTGTATTACTAACTGCCGGGGTGTCACTTGTTTCCCTTGAATCTCTCAACGATGTCAACTGCCCCTTGGGTGCCGATAAAGACTGTGCTAATAACCACCCAGTCGCCGCTGGTTAAATACCCGGCAAATGCTAAGGCTGACGCAGTTATCCATACTAATAACTTACGTGACGTTAGCTTTAATAACCACGTATCTAAAAATCCTTTGTGCTCGGCCATTAGCTACTCCACAACCACCAGCCCAATGCAAGCCCATCGAGCCACACCAAACCTACGAGCACCCACCAGCTTGCGCGTGTGGCGCCTTCTCTGATTTCGCTCCATACGGACCATCCTACATCGAGAACTAGTCCCCACACATTTGCTGCACCGGTGGTGGCGCAGTCCCATACCTTTCTTAATAAACTCATTTGTTTTTCCTCTTTGATTTTGGTTTTTCCATCGGGGCTTTACACATGTGTTCTGCTTCGCCTTGTGATAAACTTTCAGGTCTGTCCCCGTCTGGTGCGTCTTTCATTGCGCACATAAAATCTCTTTGCTTTTTTGAATAAACTTCATCTAAATATCCCTCAAGCTCTTCTTTGACATATTGAGCTAATTGGGGTTCGCCCTCCAAGTCCGATCCTTGCATTCTTTTAAGCTCGTTAGCTAATTGTTCTGCCTCTTCCAAATCAAACCCATACCTATCCACTAATTGAATCAAGATGGATTCTACTTCATAGGGCATTCCTTGAGTAAAGTGTCGAATTGCGCTTATCTGCCCTTGTTCGGCTTCACGCAAATTATGTTGTCCCATGTGGGCTTTTAAATCTTCTCGAATAGCTTTTCCTAATATCTTCTGTAACCAAGAAGGCTTCTCGGCTGGACCTTCCAGAGGCTCTGTCTCAGCCTGAGCGGCGGCATTGACCAATTCCCACGCCAAGATATCAATTGCTTGCTGTCCCACGTCTACATTAAAACTAGCCAAAATGTGGATAGCTTGACGACGGTACTCTTTAGGGGGTCGCTTGGGCGGGGGCGTCATTTCATCTTTAGCTCGTTGCCAGCCACCAGGGCCGCCGCCTAAGATTGCATCGGCTCTTAGCCCCTCTGGATCTTCTCCTGTGCCTTCGGGCCATTCTAATTCGGGGAACTCTCCTTCTTCTTTGTCATCGTGGGCTTGGGGCTCTTCCCATTCTTCGGGGTTGAGCGAACTGAGGGAATATCCTTCCTTGACGGCTTTTTGTAATTCTTCGCCAATGATTTTCAACAACTGTGTTTTATTAATTACAAGGGACATGGTGGCTCCAACTTCACTGGTGGGTGTGTATCAAGCGGAACGCCGATACGTTCCATATCGTTTAATCTTTCTTGTACTCTGTGGTGTGAACAGCATGCGACTGCCAAAGCAAGCGATGCTAGCCCAAGAGCCAGCACATCTAATCGACATAATTTTAAGAGCTTTTGTTTCATTGTAATCCTGCCCATGTTAACATTATAACTAGTCCGACAATGGTTCCAAGTGCTATGGATGCGCCGACAATATCGGTCCACTTAATGCCGCGCCATTCGAGCCAGTTATTTAGTTTGTTCCAAAGCTTCATTTAGGCTCCTCCCATAAGATCTTGTGCAACCTGATCAGGAGACATTCCACTCAGCCACATATCATAAAGATTAATATCAGAGGACATCTCATCTGCTGCTACATGTTCCCCTGAAAGGCTTTCAATGTGTCCATCGACTTCCAAGACCCATTCAGCAAACTCACGTAGGCTACGATTCATATTAGTTTTCTCACTCTTCTCGTCATGTGGTCCGAGTCCCGGTTCGGGCACATAGCCCGGGCGCTCCCAGGCTGGGAGTCGAGCCTCTTCAAGCTCTTCTTTGATTATCTGTTTAAGTTGTGATTTTGTGATTTTCATTTGTTTTTCCAACGATCCACCGCCATCGGCTCGTCGCCGGCCATCTCAGCAGCTAATCTTAAAAAGTCACTTATCGACATATCTGCCATGGCAGGCGCTTGTTCTGGAATAATCTCTCGCCGTACATATTCTACAACGTCTTGCGCAAACTCTCGCGTAATTCCCACATCCATCTCGTCCATGACTGCCTTTTGTTCCTCTGAGGATAGTGACGATCCTTGAAACCCAGGAGTCCCGATACCAGGATGGGCTTCCCGATCTGCGTCTGAAAATCCTACTGCTCCTTCGGCCAGAGGCTCCGTCTTCTCATCCATGAAATATCGTGGATCAATAAATTTCTTGTTCTTTCTAATCATTTTATACTCCTCCCCATAGGTACCAGCCAAGCCCAAGACCTGCGGCGAATGCGCCAAGCTTAACGACCCCAAGTACAACATAGTCTTCAAGGGTGGCTTTTAATGTAATAATACGCTTAAGAAGAATCCATGAATCTCCGGCTAAATCTCGTGGTGTGCTCATTTGTTATTTTCCTTTGGGTAACCCATTCATACATAGTATGGCCACAAGTCCAGGTACGTTATCATTAATATAAACGCCTGAAAAAAGTGTTTCTGTTCTGCCGCCAACATATCCAATCGCCGCATCCATGTGCTTGCTAATCTCTGGATCGTTTGCCATCTCTGACGACGCGATCAATAATAGTGCGCCTGTCTTAGGCTTTCCTGTGGGGGCGGGACACGGCGAGCGCTTCATACAATTCTGGAGAACCATTGCTCCAAGATTGGGCGTGGCGGGATCCTTAACCATGGTCGATCCAATAAACATTCGTTGTGGTGTTTTCAAGCATCTTTCCAAATCCTTCGTGTCAAATGACTGAATTGGAGATTTATCCGAAGACAGCTTTAAGACTTGGGTCCACAGCTTTGCGAATGCCGTGTTCGAGGTGGGGAACAAATTAAGCATTCCTACCTTGCCTCGCAACAGTTTTACTTGTCGCTCGTTATCAATAATAACGTGCGTGTGTGTCGCGACATCATTTATAAGCGTGTTAGCGTTCTTGCTAATGGTGGGGTTTAATGTTTCTTGGGCCGTAGGCCATGAGACTATATATACCACTTCGCCTTCAGCCTGCACTGACTTGAGATAACGCTCAAAGACAGTGTGTAAAGAGGCGACGGCAGAACCTGTTCCACCGCCGCCCCCAGCGCAAACGAACAGCCAGTCTACTTTGCCTAATTTTGTGCGGAGGGCATCTTCTACGACTGTACTGTTTGCATCAAACACAGCTTTTCCTAAATTCACATCTTTTCCAATACCATCGGCATCGGGAATCAAAACCACATGCTTATCATCCACATCGTTAGGAATATCTTTAGAAGTGGTATTGACAAGCAAAGTCCTATTGTAACCAAGATCGAGAAAGGCTTTGGCCATTTTGCCACCACCTCCACCTACGCCAACAACGGCGCAGTTCAGCGATGCGGGAATCGTGTTCTCCGGAAGCAAGTTCTCGTGTGTTACTTCTTCATCGTCTCCATAATGATCGATAAAATCAAAATCGTCAGTTGTGGTAGTTGTGGGGGTGTCGAGAGCAGGCGGGTTTACTTCGCTAGCTGTCTCGGCAAAATCAAAATCATCAGGGTTGTTCATATAAATCTCCGTTTATTATTCTGCAGCTTTTCTCTTTTTCTGTGGGCGCGCACCATACGCGTCGGCCGGTTTAGGACTATCAAAGTTAATTTCACCTGTACCGAGCGCTTGGTTGACAGCATCCTGTGAAACTCCCGAATCTCCAGCTTGTGGCATACTTTTCTCGCGAGAGAACCTGCCGGCGGATTGTTTAATGACAGGTAAATTACCAGCGATATAGTCAGCCGCCTGCTGCTTATCGGGCTTCATAATTTTTTGGGCTTGGACCAGAAGTTGTAAAACTTCGTCAGTAACATTTTTGAGAACAAAGTCCTTAACTTGTTGCTCATTTGCCTGCATTAGATTTTCACCCTCAAATGGCTTTGTCACCACTTTATCAGCAGTTGCAGCAATTGCGAATTGCATAACTTTAAGCGCTTCTTCTTCGTTATCTATAGCAGGTCCAGTTAGGTTATCAATTTTAACGGCGCCATCTGGATTAACCATCATAATTTGTGACCACCGATGATGTCCGTCTAAGATGTGTGTTCCATTGTATACTAGAATTGGAACTGGGCCAGACTTTGAAGCCATAACAATTGGAGTTCCATTTAGTCCGAGAGCGGTTTTAGTGGAATCGTATTTATTAGCAACCTGATCAGCTAAACTGTTTCCAAAACCAATTTCTGCTTGTGTGGCTGTTAGATCTTTTGCGGCTACAGTAGCCGGCGCAACCTTAGCCACTTCATCATCTGGCCGGCCATCGTCTTCTCCCGCTGCAGCAATCTTATCAAATTCCGGGTCTGCGGCATATTTCTTAAGTACGGCAACATATGTAGCCAAGGGAGTTCCAGGGTTATTTAAGACATAGAGGGCACCTTTATCAAGTTCTTGAAGATTGCCTTCTGATTCATTAACGAACTTGCGCCAACTTTCCATTAAGAGTTTCATTATTGGTTTACCTTCGCGTAGCCTTTTTTCTTTTCTATTACAATCTGCATATCGACGCAATCTTTGAGAGAGTCCAAATGCGATATCAAGAGAACGTTCTTAAAATATACTTTAATTAGTTCCAAGATCCGAATAAAACCCTCCATATTTTCCTCGTCCAATGCTGTTCCTGGTTCATCAAGAATGAACAAGTCAGACTTTGGAAGCGACGAAACACTCAAAAGCGCTAACCGAATGGCCATGGCGCCCATTGTCTTTTCTGCGCCTGACGCCATTTCAATGGGTCTTTCGTCGTGTTTGGGGTGTTTAATAAAGATATCTAGTTTGTTGCCGCCAGTTTCAAAGAACACTTCGAACTCAACAATGTTGGCGAGAACTTTTGCAATCTCTTGATTAATCACTGGAATCTTTTTCTTAATAATGTCGTAAGCGATCCCATTGGGGTGCATGCATTGCATGAGCATATCATATGCAGCATAGTCATTCTGTAGATCTTTATACTCTTGGTGTTGCTGTTTCAAAGACGCAACCTTTTCTTCGTAGGAACCAATCTGCTTTACAAGCTCTAGAGTTTCTTCGTCGCATGCATGGATTTTATCCTTTTTGGTCTCGATCTTATTCTCGTAAGTCTTGCGCTCGTTAATGAGCTTTTCTAAACCATCAATAACCTTTTTATTTTGGTTGTATTCTTTGACCTTTATTTTTGTCTGGGACATTTCTAGCTCGGTGGTTGCTTTCGTGTTCTTGTTGCGCTCGCACTCCAACAATAACTCTGCCACTTCGGTCTTAAGCTCTTGAATCAATTCTTGCATTAAGCGATATTCTTCAAGCTTTTCGCCAGTCTCTGTTGGATCTAACTTCTGTAGACGAGCCATCGCGGTTTGAAGATCTTCTTCAATCCCAGGTTTATTGGCCACATCTATATAAGCATCTTTAATGAAGTGGCATGAGGGAAATTGATCACCGCATGGAATACTCTTTAAAAGCTTTTCTTTCTTGCTAATGTTTCCGAGTTCTTCACGGAGATTAGCAATGCTATGATCAAGAATTTCGATCTCAGCTTTATCCTCGGTTAAGGTAGCAATATTTATAAGATCTAAAAATCCTTCAGATATAATAATTTTTTGCTGCTTAAGATCAATATCGGTTTCTTGGGTTGCAATCTTTTCGGCTAGCATCTTAGAAAGATTTTCGTTCTCTTTTTGTGCTGATAGAATTTTAGTAATATCAATAAGTTTGCCTGGGATTAAGTTAATCTTATCATCTAGGCGCCTGGAGCCCTCGCTTAAAATTTTAAGCTCTTGGCGATATTTCTCGCACGTAGTTTTATTAATATCTGCTTCTACATGTAGCCCTTCCAAGCTTAATTCGAGATCTGTTAATTCTGTGTTATAGTCGCGTCCTTCGTATTTCTTTAGGAGCGCTTTTGCTTCTACCGAATCATCTTTAGCCATCTTGAATTTCTGTTCAAATAATTCCAAATCCAGGAACTTGGCGATGATTTCCTTGCGACGGGTCGAGCCCTCATCAATAAAGCCCAATGCACCGTGCTGGCTTGCCAGTGAAGACACCAGAAAATCATCCATGGAGCCGAAGTGCTTTCGAATATTTGCGTCGGTCTGATTGCGAGTGGTGCCATTTAGGGAGGTAGTTGTGTCTGAAACAGGATCATAAACTTCAAAATTCAAATCTGTTTTAGCTTCTAAAGTTTCAACCCCTTTTAGACGCTTGGTATATTTCTCTGAAACTCTCTCGATTGTATAGGTCATGTGACCGATCTCAATCTCTAGAGTGCCCTTGCACGAATCTTGATGTTGGTTAATAACGTTAAGGTTTTTGCGCTCGTTCTTGCTGGTGGTATTAAACAATGTATAGAGGGCCGCGTCAACAATACTAGACTTGCCTGAAAAGTTCTTTCCGAAGACCCCAACAATTCCATTAAGCTTTTCAAAATTAATCGAGTTGTCTTGTCCATAATTAAACAAGTTATCAAATTTAAATGATTTAATTTTCCAATTTACATTTCTAGAGATCTCTTCTCGATCTTCAATAATCTTATTGTACTTGCTATTAAGTTCAAATACTCTTTCCAAAGTGGCAACGTCTGATTGATAGTCGGATAGAAATTCATCAATTAATTCTTCTTGAACCTTAATGTCTCGAAGGTTTTCGGTCTTAATGCCGTCTGTAAGATCTTCAACGTTGCCGCGGATTCCTTCGGCCCGGTTAAGGAAAACAATGCTTTCTGGTTTAAACCGGTGCTTCGCAATATCCATTGCTCGGCGCATTGTGTTAAGCGGAAGGTTATTAACACTTACCAGCCGCAAACGTGCGCCTTTGGGTACTTGGATTTTGCGCGGCATGCGGCCTTTTAAAGTAAGAGGTATAGTAAAGAATGGCTTGGGGTTCTTAAACACAAGAGGTTCGATCTCCCATTTATCTTTTGAGTCAATCTCCCAAATGAGAATCCCCTTGTCGTTAGTTTCGCCGTGATTCTGTTGAACAGTTGAGCCACAATACCAAATGCGCCCATCATGATCTAAGAACTGACGTCGATGGATATCACCAAGCATGGCAAAGTCAAACTCGTCAAAGATAGAAATGTCGTCTTCGCCGAAGCTCATCGTCCAATTTGTGTCAGTCTTGCAATTGTTAATGGAACCATGATACAAAGCAATATTAACTTTGGAGCTTTTGGTCGGAGCCATCCAATTGTCACGATCAAAAACAGACAAGACATTCAAACAGAAATCGTCGTTTAAATGAGTCTCGCCTGAATTCTTGAGCAAGTGTAATGTTGGCATGTCAAGCGCATCGACAATCGGTGTCAGTGCGTCTTGGCGACTGCTGTTCTTTAGGTTACCATCATGGTTTCCTAGAATGATATAGGTTGGTGCAATCTCAGCGAGACTGCGAAAAAAATCAGAACACATCTCAACAAACTCTGGTGAGATCTGTGTCTTGGTGTGGGCAATATCCCCACAGTGTATAATGTAATCGACCTTTTGTTCTCGCAGTGTTTCATACAACTGCTCAAAAATGACTCGATATTCATAATGATACTTCAAATTTTTGATATGAGTATCACTTATATGTGCAAACTTCACGTACCCTCCGCATAGATACTGTTATAGTATAACTCATTGTCAAGCAAGAGTCAAGGATTATTTATCTCGCCTTAAACTGCGGATAGTAAATTCATCAATAAATAGTCTTCTCTATCGATAAATCTCGCTTTTTGTTTTCGTTCTTGGAAGATCTCTCTAGGCATCGAGCCGACGTCTTCGTAGCCATCTACGTCGATCTTATAAAGTTCGACATCATATTTAAGAAGCGTCTGGATAATTCTGTTTTCTTTTTCTCTCGCGTCGGGATCGAGGGCAACGAAGACTGGCGTATCGTTGTAGACGATTTTGCGGATGAGATCCGAATCAGATCGCAAGGTGGACCCCAAAATAGGTACGCTGTTTCCGGCAGTAATAGCATCAAAAACTCCTTCGACAATTGTTAAATCTTCGTTCCAATCAACATATAATTCATTGAATACAACGCCTTTGGATGCTCTCGGATTCTTATATTTATAAGAGTCTCCGTTATAAGTTCTCGCAATAAAATAGCTGACATTGCCGTCATCATTGAAAGATGGAATAACAACGCGGTTACGATATTCGCCGCTAAAACAAAATCCAATCTTCCACTTAAGAATATCAGCTTCTGTTATACCTCGCGCATCTAAATATTTTTGGGCATAAACACCGGTGGCTGGAACTGGACCAGCAAGACTTATAAATTCTTCCGGAAGATCCAAAGTGGGCACAGGATCCACACTACTGCGGCTGTCGAACAACTCAGCAAATCTCTCAATATCGTGGCGGCCCGCAAGTTCTTCCCATCGCTGTAATTGAACAAATGTGCCAAAACGACGAACCAAACGCCTAATGTTACGACCACGATAGTCGCATACCCAACACTTAAAAACGTTCTTGCGAATATTAACAGAGAGCTTAAGCTTGTGGTGATCGCATGCCGGACATTTGAAAAGTGTTTCTGGGCCATTGGTATGAAAATATCCTAATACATCACACAGAATCTTGTGTTTCTTTTTCTCGCTCAATTATATCTCCCGCTCTCGCGATTATAATTGCATCCGCCCGATCAAACGATTCGGGTTTAGGATTGCCCTTACTTGTATATTGTATCTTAAAAGTAGGCTCGTTGTCAAGTAAATATTTCAAAACAACTTGTTTTGCTTTCTCGCCTCTCGGAACTTTAATGCCGGCGCGCTTTCGGGCAGAGGAAGCGCCGATAAACTGTGGCTCCATCTCGAAGAGTTCGAAGAGAAGCCATGAGACAATACCATTGAATCGAGTTAAAGTTGAGAGAGTCTTTGCGGAGGATTTGCCTCCCATAAACATATGAAGCGATTGCTCGATATAGATATGTTCGATAGGAAATTCGGAATCGCCAACCAATCTATCATCATTATCAAGCTGATACATTTCATAAATGTCCATCAGTTTTTCTTTCATTGCAATTGTTTTTGCAAAGACTCCCTTGTATTTTCGCAAATCAATTGAGTCATAATATACCAGCACATTGTCGGTCACGATGGCAAAGCCAGTGATGCTGGTGGAGATGTCTACTCCGAGTATCATTAGATGTCCAGTTTTAATTTAATGGAATAATCCTGATCTTCTTCTTTCAAGACCGGATTGGCCAACGTCGCAATCCCAATTATGTTTTTATTCTCGTCGTAGACAGCTACTCGGGAAATATAAACACTTCGTTTAAAGTCTGCGTCATAATCAGTATAACTCGAACTGACGGTGTTTGCAAGTAATTGTTGTGAATTTTCTTCATAAACTTGAGAAGAGGTGACCTTTAACTTGTCTTGTCCGTATTTCAAATAGGTAGGGTTGTTAGAGAAATTGGCTTCTCCGCGCTTTGCGTGGGTGAACAATGTCATGACTTGAGTTTCTGTGTGTCCCTTGAAGGATAGCCCGAAAGACCACTCGTCTGCGAGCCAGTAAGGTGAATCTCCGGCGCCGGCGGACCAACTAAGCCACGAGTCTCGGGGTGCCGCAAACTCATCGTTCAAGCTCCAAGAGCCCGTAAGGATTATGTAACCCTCATCATACATAATAACACCAGCAGTTTTGTTGTTGTGAGTAACTGCAGTGCTTGAACCGGAAACTTGAACTAATTCTCCATTTTGGCGGATGTCTTGAAGCTCGGCTACTAGAGAACCAGTATAAAAATACTTCAACGATACGGTTCCTGGCTTGATTCGGGAACCAAAAAAGATCGACGGGATTGCAAGGGTGTTTAACGTCTGGATGTTTTTATTCCATGATTGGGTCCCTATGGAACCGGACACTTTATAGTGGGCGTTTCGTACACCATAAAAGTTCAAACGATTCTTCAGACTATAATAATGAGCGTTGAGCGAGGCAGAAGGTCCGGTGGTTAGCGGTGCTGTGGGATCCTGTCCATCTATTTTTTCCCTCTTAATGGATCCATATAGGGGATAGGATCCTACAACAATCGATCCATATTGATATTCTGTGGCATAAGCGGTAGCGCTAATAGTTTTCCAAGTTGCGCCCGCACTGTCTTTCGAAATCCATGGATAGATGCGTCCGGTGTCTTCGACAAAGGTAACGGGATCGCCGGGCGTCTTGAGGGCGTCTACTGCATCTTGATAATTTTCAGGTCCGTATCCGCCAGAAGGAAGGCCGCTCATGTCTCGGGCCGATGATGACGGGGTTGACGCTGTGGTGGTACCGTCTGCCCAAAGAAGAGATGTAAACAGCCCAATAGCAGGCGAAGTAGCAGCATTGCTAGTATTGGGCCTATCAACGTTATATTCATACAAATTGATAGACCCTAAAGAAACCATGTTAGCTTCAGCTACTGCTGAATAGGGACTGGCCGGATTTGGTCCGCTTCCCTTTGGGTCCCCGGGGCCCAAGTTTACTGCCCTAGCGGTTCCAGCGTGTGTCGGTGTACTATTATAAAAGATGTCTCCATCATAGATGAAGAACTCGCAATGGGGATAAGCCACCATTGTGTTTAGAATAATATCATTTTGTCCAAACTTCTTGAAGGACATTTTAGTAGTCCAGTCTTACTCTCAGGGTAATTACGTTATTTGGATCCTTACGTAATGGTTCAGAGAGCTTAGCAACTGCTAATAATTCGTTAGCCGAATTATATAGCCCAACTGTGGTGATATAAGATACTGGCAAATCAGTTGCCAAATTCTTTACTACGATCTTACTGCCCGACGTATAAGTGGGATTGGAACTATAGTTGTACTTATTGTGAGGAACCCTACAGAAATAGATAGTAGAGTTAATCTCGGTAGTATTGTTATAGGAAATATTCGAAACGCGGTGTCGTAACGCATTACAAGTTCCCGACATTGTTCCTGTAATAAACTGCTCCTGCCATGTATAATCCACCGCCCCAGTCTGATAGAAATCCGCTAGCGCGCCGCGGCCAAAAAGAGAGCCGCTAAGCACTACAATCCCAGCTTCATAGAATACCAATCCACAGCGCGAATCAGCATTACTGCCTGAATAAAGAACTCCATATTCTCCACCGGGAGTAGTCTTGGTGCCGCGCGTGATTGAAGCGGAAGCATCCGTTAGAGTACACAGACTATCAAAAGGAGTTTCCCAAGAGCCGGTACCAAGGACCAAAGAGAACGTTCCAGGCTTAATCTGATCCTTGCTAAGCAAGCGAGAAAAGTTAAGGAAGAAGCATTCTTTCATTTGGCGATCATTGTCGCCATAATCCAAATCACTCTCGAAGATTTCCACTTCATTATTCGAACCAGTATAGCCTAAGAGAACCTGTGCAAACTGATTGTAAACATTAATCTTCTTCTTTTGCATTACCTGAGTAGATCCTGCAGACTGTGATAAGACAGAGCCTTCATCGTACCCCATGGTCATATCGAAGATATGATTTGCGGAAGAACTTAAGTAAGGATAATCATATACCGACTGAAACATTCCATGGGTATAGTTCTTGATATTGCCCTCGTTTGGAAAAGTTCCATAAGTGGCACTTAAGATTGTGCCTGTTACGGGAATTGCTTCGTGAAGCAATGTCTTCGTCGTTGTTACATCCGCATTGGGATTTAATAATTCATAATTTTGTACTGGCATTTAATGTCTCCGTTTCTAGCCGCTTACATATCTCAAAAGTCTTACTGGCACCTGAATAGAACGACCGGTGGAGTTTCCACGAATCATCACCATGCTATCAATTATATCATACTTCTGAGCCTTTCCACTGATGGCTGTTTGCGCCAACTTCCCATATTTGCTCCACTCTTCAGCACGAGTTTGAGTTGAAGTCGATTGTAAAGTATCAGGGATTGATACGTTCATTGTCATTGCCGTGCCTCTAGGTCCAGCCAATTCACTTTTGGTGGTATCGGCTGCTTGAGAATTAGCATAATAATAAATTGTATTGGGTGCGCCGCGTACATTTGTATCAGCATAGTTTAACAATGTAGCCGAAACTGTTGTCGGCCGGGGTTCAGCAAGGGGACCAAAAGCTATAGTAAAGTTACCTTGTGCATTGTTAGTAAATGTTGCGGCTGGGCCGGTGCCGAGTACTCCATTAAAAAAGCGTGTATCCACTCCCACTACATACGTAGAATCCATCATGTTGACGGCCTGTAAATAAGTGGAGCGGTTCGCGGCGGTGCCTTTAATCTCAGATGTGTTTATCCCTGATTCTACGACAATGCCGCGAGTAGGGGCTCGGTTATTGGCCTGCATGATATATTTAGGATCCACGGCAGATGCGGCCGCTGCAGTTAACTTTCCTTGAGTCTCTTCGTTCACCGCTACGTGTATTATTTTGTTGAGCTTCAAGATAGATTGCTCGGTTTTTTGATTTAAAGCCAAGTCAGGTATATAAAGTACATTTTGGCTCGTCAATGAAATCAATCCATATTGAATATTGCTCGCTTTAGTATGTGCGGTTTCGCATGGAGTCTGCAAAATCTGCAAGTCATAATATGCCGACCCGGATGGGTGGTCTTTATTATAGAGATTATATTGAATCTCGTCATCGCCTAATGCAAATTTTCCAATCGTAAAGTTGCCTTGCGACAATCGTTGTCGCCCAACATCTGTTAAAACAGCGTCAAGAATAATGTCGCCTGAGTTGTCTAAAAAAGCCATTTATTTTTTCCTCTCTTTCATAAATAGTTTATATTTTATTTGTTGCTTTATAATATATAGTTTATTTTCTAAGTACCGGCGTATCGAATTATACGTACTGGGATCTCGATGCGCGCGTTAGAAGTCATGCCGGCCACATATATAGTGGTGTCTATATAATCATATTTATTACTACCACCGTTTATTGTTTGGTCGGTTTTGCCGAAAGTAGTATATTTTTGATCTCGTGTGGCGCCTGAGCTTCCGCCTAATTCATTTAAGATTGCGAACCCCAAAGCCAAAACACTTCCTCGTGGTCCCTTAATGGCTGATAAGGTAGTATCTGTCGATGTAGAACCTTGTGGGCGGTATACCTTATTGTCGGTCCCTCTAAGTAAGTATACATCAAAACGATCAATAACCGTCTCTAGAGAAACCTTTGTGCTAAATTCTAAGGGCGTGAAGTTTTCTTTCAAGATTCCACCTCGTCCAGTCTCAAATTGAGCCGATTTAGGAGGGCCAAGAACTTGTGAAAAAAATCTTGAATCCGCATAAACCGTATAATAAGAATCTAAAAGTGCGTTCTGTAAAATATAAGTTTCTCTGTTCTTTGGGTCACCAATAATTGCAGTGGTGTTCAAGCCGGACTCAACAATAACTTTAGTGTTGGTTGTGTTGTTGCTCTCTAAGATATAATTCATATTTTTAAAAAAGCCGCTTTCATTCTTAAGTTTGGTGGTCGTCTCGTCATTAACAGATAAGTGAAATACGCTTCCTGATGGGCGCGCAAAG